TTTTTACTACGAATAAACTTATCTTTCTGAGGACTATAAATTTTATAAGCTTTACTCATCTTCTAAGCTCCACTCATTAATCTGATCATCCCAATATTCTACATGATCGTCATCTGTGTTAAGAACACGATATACAATGCTACATAAATCAGGATCGCCACAACAACTCCCATCCTCTCGTGGGCAAACATTAGGCATTTCATGATAAGTATATTTTTTACTTCTACTTTTTAATTTAATTTTGTACCACCTATCCCTCATTAACTCTTCCTCAATCATGACTCTCTCCATGTAGTCGATATTGTTATATCTATAAGGATATAAGGTCAGCTTTCTCTAACGGTACTTTATAAAAGTATTCACCTGATCTTACATGTCGATTAGGTACTTCAACAATGGGACTATTCTGTACCACCTTACCATCTATCTTCCACGCTACCTTACAATCTCCTCGTAAGATATAGAAATAGAACCTTGCATTCTCATCCTTACCATAAATAGAATCCATTAATCTTTTCTTACGGAAAGGAATGTTTATATCCTTCCAAGCTGTGGGCCAATCTCCATCCCACATAAACTTTATTTCTACCTCATGGTGGTACGGTATTCGTACACCACCGGCAGGTAGGAAGCTTTCTAAATCTACTCCCATTCTCTCTTCGACTTTCTTTACATCATGGCCTTGAGATGTAAGATATTTAATCATAGAATCCTTTGCCAGTTTATCCGATACTTTGTATAAAGCAGGATCAAAGCGTTTACGTTTAGACTTCAAAGGGTAGGTCATCGTCATCCTCCGTAGTATGTCGTTCCGCTACAAAAGGATTTTCTATAGCACTCATCCGACCTGTTTCTTTATCGTAATAAAGATGTTCAGCTACCCCTGTATCTCCGGTATATCTATTCTTGAGGATACGTATTACATTAGTGTTGGCTTCAGTCTCATCCTCGCTTTGTTGGTTACGCTCTAATGCTATGACAGCATCAGATAAATGACCGATACTAGCTGACCCTCTAAGGTGAGATAAGGTAACCTCCTTACCTTCTTCAAACCCTTTGTCACCTGTGCGCCTACGTAAATGAGACACCAACAACAGAGCCACACCAGTTTCTTCCACTAAAGATCTTAACTTAGTCATAAGAACATCTATAGACTTACGCTCATCTCCAAACTCCTCTTGCCCTGATACAAGGATGGATAGGTGGTCGAGCATAATCCATTTACAATCTAATGCTCTTGCCATATAACGTATTCTTCCAAGGATCTCATCGTTAGTTATAGAACCAAAGTGGTCGAAGGCGAAGAGTCTACCTGTACCTAAAGTAGCTTTCTCCCAATCATTCAGTTGTTCCCGATTATATTGATCACGTATCTCCTTAATATATAATCTAGCATTAGCTTCAACCGACATGATATTAAATGCTGTGTTCCTTACGTTCTCCTCCAACGCCAGGATACCTATGTTATCCTCTGTCTTGTTAAGTATGTGGTGCATTAACTCTCTTATAATGCTGGACTTACCCATACCAGAACCACTGGTAAAGGTTACCAACTCTCCTGTCCGCATACCATATAGCTTTTCATTCAACCCTTCCCAAGGATAGGGACAGGTATCACAGAAGTCTTCTTCGTATAGTTTAGATCCTATGTCACGTAGATTAATAATACCGGCAGGAGTATAAGGTTCAGCGGACCACCATGCTCTACTAAAGTCTTCTCTTTTACCAATCTTGAGATACTCATTAGCATCCTTGAAGGCTAGTTTTATAATCTTACATTTATGTGGTTCAAATAACTCCGCTACTTTTTCAGATGCCCGACGACCTGCATCGTCATTATCAAAACATAAGATAACATTATCAAATGTGTTGAGGTATTCAAAGTTATGTTTACAATCTCGCAGCGCACTAGCTGCACCACTCTTGATGGATACACAAGGATACTTCGATCCGGTTAATTCAAAGACAGACATCGCATCGACCTCTCCCTCACACACTGTGATATATCTAGCACTCTGTGGAGAGAATAAACTCTGTCCGAATAGCTGACTAGATCCTAGATCTCCTTCTACAAAGAAGTTCTTAGGGTTGGTTTGTCGTACCTTATTTGCTACGTGACAACTATCTTTATCAAAGTATGGATAGATATGTTTGTTGTTAACTACCGTTACACCATACTTCTTAACAGTTTCTAATGATAGGTTACGATCCGTAAGTGGTTCCGATACTCCTTTACTTAATACATTATTAATAACACCTTTGATCGGCGCTTGTTGTACAGGCATAGGGTTTTCTCCTTCCTCGTTGCCGAATAATTCACAGGCAAAACAATACCAATGCCCATCATCGTAGTGTACCTTACCTTTAGGTGAGCCACACTCTTCACATGAGTCACGATATAACTCTTTGCTATCAGACATATATGTCTCCTTCGGTTATTGTTATAATACTCCTTCGATTGTAAAATGTCAAGATGTTATTGATCGTCGTTTGATTGCTCCACAATCTCCTCTATGAATTGTAGTTTTTCAGTCATGATATCCTCAACCTCATGTTTAGCCATCCTTCTAGCCTCACGCTTTGAATATCCTTCATTGATAAAATCCTGAGTGAATTCTCTGAAGAGAGTTTCTCTCTCCTTATCCCATATATTTTTACCCATGATAATGATCCTCTTCAGTGTATTTCTTTTCTTTGAGTTCTTTAATACGTATCAGAGCCTCTTGAAGCTGACTCTGAAGATCCTTTACGTTATTCTCTAACAGCTTCACCTTCTCTAGCAATTGAAAATGCTCGATCCATTGATAACTAGGCATAATTATTCTCCATAGAATAAGTGCTTACCTATCCTGGTTAAGAAGTTAAAGTGAGTGGCCCATTTAGGTTGGACATAGGAAGCATGATAGAAGGTAGACCCTATCACTGCCTCATACATTACCCCATCAATAGCCATCCTTGCTACATTTCTAGCTGTCTTATATGCTTCTTTGTCTGTCATACGTTCATGCTTACCATCACACCAATATGAAAAGGCGCACCGATTACGTATCGGTACACCATTCCATTCCGCAGCATCATGCACAACAGAGCACACAGTATTAGGAAATTCACTAGACCTAACACGCTCCATTATGACATTAGCTACAGCCAGTTGACCTATAAAGGGTTCTGATCTAGCTTCAAAATAGACTGCTTCAGTTAAGCATTCCATCTCATCCGCTTGTGATGGTTCAACAGACATAAGAAAGATAAGAGCTATCATTCCTATCCATGCTCTCATGATATCTCTACCCACCTTGTTTGAAATTCTTGATCAGCGCCATAGAAATTGTCAATCCAATCTCCATGCCGTAGGTAGTGACGCATATGTTTTATATATCCTTCGCAAGATATACGTTTAGCAAGAGAGCCTTTAATTTTCTGACGTTCCTGCTTACGATATACACTCACTAATTCTTTATTATACTTAATCCATTTAAGCACCTCTAGAAAGTGGAGTGGGTGATCGGTTGGTTTTTTTCTTAGTGAGTGGTGCACTTCCTTTAAGATCGAGTTGCTTACGGTTTCTTTGCCATCCATCTTCAAGCTCCTTTATTTTTTCTTGAGTGTAGCCAAGCATATCCACAGTAAAGTATCCCCATGCTATGTCTTGTTCTGCCGGGGTGAGGTGTTGTTCTTGAGTCACCTCATTCATTATAGCTGTGGCTGACCATCCTTTACGTGAACTCCTAATACCTTTGTCCATTTTAGATTTAAATATTTTATCCATATCGGATATAAAGGTCTCAAGTTTTTCTTCCATCATGCTACCTTCTCCTTTAAAGTATTCCACTCATCAGAGTTTAACATCTTACGAACCTTATCTTCTCTTTGTACTCTTACATTCTGTAACTGCCGTGAACGGGCATTAGGACTGTGTGAAGACCAGTGAGTAGCTGCATTATACATAGTCCACAGTGATCCTTTATTCCTTTTAGCATACCCTTCATAGTTACCTCTGCCATGTAAGTGGCGATTCTCTTCATCAAATATCTTCATAAGGTGAGACAAGATAACCTTATTAGGTTTGTTGTTGCGGCTTACGTTGTCGGTACGCTTTGCTAGTGTAGTGCTAAAGAAGTTAACTACCTCTTCTCTCTCTACTACTGTGTCATACCAATTACACATCTCCTTTACACCATCTCCACTTATAAACTCAGCAGCATTCTTTAACTTAGCAGTAAAGGATGGGAGATTAAAGTTCTTTGTATGCCTACCATAAACCGCAGCTAACTTATTACCTGATACAAGAGTATTAAAGCACATAGAACGCCATAGTCCCATCATACCATTGTTAGCCCATGTACTATCATGGCTGGTCCTAAAGACCAACTCAGGCACAACACTATCAGCTTGTGTTTTACTAATGAACTGTCGGTGGGCTGTGAATTTGGCACGTAGTTCCAACTGTCGTCCATAATTATATACCGTAGTGTCGAACTCAGCATCTTGTAAGTTAATACCCGACTCCATCAATGCTACCTCGACATCATTTACAATCTCTTTATACTGGACGATCTCGTACCCCTCTTTCACAATACCAAAGGGCTGTTTATTATCCTTACGTCTAATTAAAGAACCAACATGACGGGGAATGTTATTGAAATAAATTCCTGCATCATCCCTCTTATGATATAGCGGTGCTTTCTCAACTTCAAAATCTATATGATCATAGTTAAACATAATCTATTCTCCATACTTTTCGGTTAAGGTTTCATCAGGTCCAACAGGTTCAAAGTTAGACCCTTTACTTTCAGTGTCGCAATCTCCACAATAATAAATAAGATTATTATTTATTTCGTAGAGTAGCTCATCAAAGCCGCCGCAACGACGGCACCTTCGATCTTTCATTTAATCATCCTTATCCTTGGTTGATTGTAGATTGAAATCGAATGTCTTATCATTAGAAAATAATGTTACTTCAAATCTTGTCTCCTTCCCATTATAATCTGTAGAAGTGACCTCAATATCAAATGTCTCAAAATCATTTCCGATATTTTTAGGTCCGGTTACGGTAACATTTGTAACTCTATGTATTCCTAGCGTGTTCATTAGTCTTTCTCCTGCATATTAAGAAACTCATTGATATCCTTTAAAGAAACTTCAGCGATATTTTCAATGTCAGCGACACTAAAAATATACTGAATGGTGGATTCGGGAATTTGCTCGTACTC